TATTACTTGGTAGAGATATCAATCTTGAAAAAGCAAGAGAGTTAGCTTTCAACAACGATATCGCAGGAGCATTAGCAGAGGTATCAAAAATTGTATCACCTGAAGAGTTCCAAAAATTAGACGCTGTTAGAAGACAAACATTAGCCGCGGCTGCAGGATTAGATGTAGGTGCTTTCGCAAGAGCTATAAGTGGTGGTGGAGGTGGTGGTCCGTCATTCCAAAGTCTTGGTGATACATCCGCAGCCTCAATTAGAAGTGGAGCTGCTACAGCACACGCAGGTGAAACTATTGTGAGAACAAGTAATTTTGATATGGGTGAAACAAATGAACTCTTACGTTCAATGAAGAGTGAAATACAACGATTGGGAACATCGTAATGGCATTACAAGAAATGAGATCGGATTTAGCTGTCGGTATAGGTAGCAAACAAACACCTCAAAATTATGAGGATGGTCATTCTGCTACTCAAGTATCAGGTAAAAAATCATTCGACCCATCCGATAGATTCAACGCCGAAGATTTTCAATTTAGAGCATTCAATCGTGTTGGTGATGAACTAACATTCAAGTTCAATGAGAATTTCGATACACCATCCATAGTAACTCAAACCAAAGATATATTAGATGATTATTATCAGAGAGCATTCAATGAGGCAGACCCACTAAGTGCAAGAAAAAATAAATTTGGATTCGATGAACCATTTGTATTGAGAGAAGTAAATCAGAGATGGGGTTCGCCAGGTTTCGGAGTGATAAAAGCAGGTGCACAAGTACAAGCTAATAGAACTATCGCTGACATTGAGAGAATTAGTAAATTTTTGATTACACCACGTGGTGCAGGTTTTGTTCTAAAACAAGACATCTTACAAAAACTAAATTCAGGTGGTGCTTTTGAGGGTGGTACATTAGGTTCTCAAATAATAAAAAGATTGGGTGGAATAACCAAGACAGGTCCGAAGACACAATTAGATGCAAATGGTGTTGATTTAAAAGGTAGCGATATAAGAACATGGAGACCTACATCAGTAATAGATTCATTAGTATTAGGTGGGCATTTCGTAAGACATAAAGTTCCTACTTCATCACCTGTATTGAAAGCACCAGGCTTGAGTGTTGATACCTCACTTGGTGGATTCGCAGTACCAAGTTTATCAGGCGCAGGTATTACTTTACTAAAAGGTGTTTCTAATTTTGTCGTAGACGTTGGTGGTGGTACATTTAGAATGATAGATGGTATCGATGTTGCATTTCCAAATGTAAGTTTGAATCCTGAGTTTCAAGCAGGTAAAATACTAACAGGTGTAGGAAGCGCATTAAAAAGTGGTGCAAAAGGAACAGCGGCTTTATTTTCTAACATAGCTGCAGATGGTAGTGAAAAGGCGAGTGCTTTAGGTGGAGCTATAGCAGATAAGTTACGTGACATATCATTTCCAAATTTACCAAATGTTGATTTCAACCTACCATTTACAGGAAGATTCTCAGGTCTTGTAGACATTGGAAAGATTGGAAAACCTGACTTTAGTGCTGTCAAGAAAGCGATGGGTAGTTTACAGGCGGATATAAAAAATATTCTTGGTAAGATAAAACCACCATCAATCGGAATGCCAAGTCTACCTGGCTTCAAGTTTCCAAAACTACCTGATATTCCATCACCAAATATAACGATTGGTAATCCGTTCAAAGGTTTAAAATTACCATCTTTACCATCTATACCTTTACCTAAGTTTGGTGGTACGGGTGGACTTGGATTAGGTTCATTTTCATTACCATCATTACCGAAATTGAATTTCCCTGCAGTTAGTTTACCAAAACTACCTAACATAGATGGTATAAATCTAAACCTAAAAGGATTTTTTCCAAGTGTGAGTTTCAACCCAAGTATTACAGGTGGTGGTTTCTCATTTGATATGAGAGAGTTCGACACTGTAAAGAGAACCTTTCAAGGAGCATTATCGACACTAATCAAAACACCAGGATTTGATTTCAATTCTCTTTCATCTCATCGAACTGCACAAAATAGTGCAGCTAGTTCACCCAATGATAGTCTTACAGGTGGTTCAGAGGGAGCAGAGGCTGAAGCAGGATTTGGTTATGGGTATGATGTGAACTTCTTCGGTTCGATACATGACTACAATGATGACTCTACAGGTCCTAAATTATATTATACTGTAGCACAAGATTTTAAAGATAATACAGGTGGAATGATAAACCTATATGATAAGAACAATAGGTACGAAGAAGCGAAGAAAGAGGGTTGGGCAGGTATTTCGATACAAAAGACACCAAATGGAGAAGTACCAATAGCTTTCTTTCAAGGTTTTTCTAATAGATTATTTGGTGGTAATGATGAGATTACAGCTCCACTAAACGTAAAACCAATAGGAAAAGATGCAAAGCCAATCAATTTTCCAAAGAATCAAGTAATTGAATCACAAGATGGTGAAAGAAGATTACAAAAGTATATGTTAGCAGATTATGGTTCTTTGACTAAAGAAAATCGTTACGATGAAACTAATCCACCTGGTGAATCTAATGCAGATTTTACAAGAGGTATTGGTTCACCTGGTGCATCAGGCCGTATTGGTGAAAGTGCAGATGGGTTGGTAATCAAAACAGAGTCAGGCTTCAAGTCAACTCACGCAGATAAGATAAATCTACATCCTTATGGTGGATTGAAAGATGTACCTCAGATAAATGATAATGAAGACGATTTTGTTCCACTAAAGTTTAGGGATAAAGTGAATGGTAAGTATATGATTTTCCGTTCAATCTTAGAAAGTATATCTGACAACTCAGCACCTGAATACGCAGAGGAAAGATATATCGGACGACCTGATAAGGTTTATGTGTATCAAGGAGCTACAAGAAATGTAAACATTACATTTAGGGTGATGCCAAAATCAGTACAAGAATTGATTGTTCTATGGGAGAAACTAAATTACCTACGTGGTTTGACATATCCTAATATTCAACAAAATCGTATGATTGCACCAATGATGGAGTTTACATTGGGTGATATGTATGATTTACAACCAATGTTGTTACAGAATCTAAACTATACAATAGATACTTCTTCTACATGGGAAATAAAACCAGGTTTGAGACTACCAAAGTTTATTCAAGTAGCGGCTGATATGAGATTATTAGAAAAGCATATACCAAAGACTACAGGTAAATTCTATGATTTAGATTGGTTATCTGAGTACGATCCTTATCCTGATTATGATGGTACATCAGATACGTTCATGATGGACCCAAGTAGAGATAGATCTACACACGCTGTTCAACCTGCTCATTTTGGAAAATACAGAGACTTATGGGCAGAGTTGAATATAGTAGCAGATTTAGATAATGAAACAAGAGAGAAAATATCTGCGGATGCTGCTGAATTTGAAGCATTAGAACGTCAAAGAGATACGGCAATAAGCACACTAAATGCAACAAGAAGAGACATACCAAAAAGTAGTAAAGAATTAACTAAATTACTAAACCTATAAACTTATGAATAGATACGAAAGAACACCAATAACAATTAATAAAAAAAATCAAAGGGTATTGAGAATAACTCGTTACCCTCAAATACCTATTAAAGACTCAGATAGATTTATATATCCAAGAGATGGTGATAGGTTAGATAATGTTGCTTTCAGATATTATGGAGACGAAACTCTTTGGTGGGTAATCGCACAAGCAAATGGTTTGGGTAAGGGTAGAACAATATTGAATCCAAATTTTCAAATTAGAATACCAGGAAACGTAACACAAATCATATCGGATTTTGAAAACCTAAATCGTTAGTCATGATAATACTAAAACCAATCGACGTTGAAGTTCAAAAGACAATCAATGAAAAGATAGAACAATCGTCAAAAGTCGATGGTGTGGGATACTTAGAAAATCGCACAACATGGGCAAGAATGATATCTCTATCTAAAATAAAAGACCAGGCAGACCAACCTATCGTTATATCAGCAGGTTTAGAAGAGACTGAGCCTGTAACTGATAATTCAAACTTACAACCAATAAGAGGTAGATTAGCTAGCTCTATAGATGATGTTTATAGAGGTACATACAATAGACCTATACCTGGCTTGAAATCCATAACAACACAAACACAAGGTAATTACAAAGCAACACGTACAGCTGATGTTCGTTGGATTGTTTGGGATTTTGAAACATTAGAAAGATTGACACCTTACTTTCTTACGCCTGGCGCAAGTATAGCTGTAGAATTTGGTTGGATGTGGGATGGACATAAACCACAAGAATTCATTTACGATTCGTGGGGAACTTTAGATGCTAAAGCCATCGGTGATTTATCTAATGGGATAAGAAAATTTGGAAAAGGAAATCAAGATTTAGTTTATGGTGTTGTAAAAGATTTTGAATGGACAGGACGTGATGATGGTGGTTTTGATTGTACAACTAAAATAGTTTCTATAGCATCAAATATTTTTGGTATGCAAGCGACTTCTGAAGAGGGTGATGGTGATGTAACCGCTTTTGAAATAAGTGATGAATTAGCAAATCAGATTAGACCACATAGAAATATGTTTCAAAAAAGAAAATCTGAAGTAAAAGATGTTTTGAATGATGATGACTTAACAAACAAGTTATCAAAATTTGGTTTGGGTGTTGATAAAGGTATAGATGAAAAGTTTATAGAAAAAGTAACTCCTGAATTGTTATACTCAAACATTACAGACATACTAAAAGACATAGCTTTGGATAGAAGTCAAGGTGGTAAGGGTAGAAAGAGACCTGAATATGAAAACACGATATTACTTGAGTATGATTTTGGTGATGATGAGTGGTTAGGTCCATATGTTTCTTATGGGTGGTTTGAAGACAACTTGTTATTACCTTTTGTTTCTGCTGTAAATGGAAAAAATGAACTTACATTCAAAGTTAGGTCTGTAGAGAAAGTAAGTGATGATGGTAAATTTAGAAGTATTAGAGTGAGAAACGATGTCAACAATTTACTGACAATGAATGCAAGTGAGGTAATTATACCTGGCCAATGGCCTATGGATATCAACTTTCAACAAATAGATAGAGAAGAAAGTGGAAAGACAAAAAAGACAAAAGACTCAGAAAAATATACAGCGACAAGACAGGCTTATATAAGATTAGCAAAAAAAGTAGCTGAGTTGCCTGTATTTTCTACTGATAACGTCAGTCGTATAATAACAACTGAGTTTAAATTATTAGCGGATCGTAGGATTGGTGCAATCCAACAAGATACAACAAAAGATGAAGGTTACCTGAGAAATCTTCTAATCAATACAAAAATGATAGAAGAGGAGTTGGGTTCAGCAGCAAGTTTTGAGGATGGTTTGAATAATTTATTAGGTAGAATATCTTCAGCTTGTGGGGGTATTTGGGATTTCAAGATAGCTGAAGCTGATGACGGACAAACTTTGAGAGTGGTAGAAGAATCCTCAACTGATAAGAAGGTTAGGGAATTATTAGATAATAAAAATTTACAGCCAGGTGGAAATCTTTCCCCAACTTATCAGAACGACGGATTAGTAGTATTTCCTGCTTGGCAGACAAACTCCATAGTATATAATCAACAACTTACTGCGAGGTTGCCAAGTAATCTACAAGTAGCGGCTATCTATGGAAAGTTTGGTTCTACAGAAGAGATAGCTAGAACTAATGAAACACTTAGTGCAAAAGGAAAAAAGTTTGGTGAGTTATTCAATCCAGCATTGAATGAAGATTCCGATTCTGTAGACGACATATTATTTCAGAACTTGAGAAGAGTGATTGGTAATTCTGAATTTACAAAAATAGGTTACAATAAATTACCTGATGCAGATGGGACTGTAGATGAGATAAATGTTTCAGCCAAAGATGGTATACAAATAGATTATTCAGCAGTTATAAAATATTATACCGAACAGCAAATTTTGGATGTATTGAATGATGGTATACCTTATGACAAAGACAAGGATCCTGAATCAAGTAGTTGGTGGGATGATTTTGTTGGAGTGTTTAAGTCAGAGAAATTAGATTACAAATATCTGTATTCCGATGATGGTAAAATTAGAAAACACTACAAAGAAGCAATGAATTATTTTCTAAGAGAAGACAGAGATAGCATTCAACAAACACGTGATGTTACAGTTCCTTTGGATTTAGAGGTTACGATTGATGGTACAGGTGGAATTTATTCAGGAGAAGCATTTAGTTCATCATACATACCAAAAAAATATTTAGATTCATGTGTGTTCCAAGTAATGGATGTATCTCATCAGTTAGACCCAAGTGGTTGGAAAACTACCCTCAAAGGTTTGATGAGAATTGATAATTCACTTGGAAATAAAACTAAAATTAGTGACCAAAAGCTTTTTGAAGAAGGAAAAGCTCGGACTAACGTATACAAAAACTTTATGGATTATCTGAATGGAAACATAGGTAAGAAGTCAAAGTACAGAGCAGAAATAAAAGAAATACAAGGACCAAAATTTCAGTTATGATAATAAACAACAAAGACGATAAAAGAATAGAAAGACTCAATACTAATTTGAGAACTAAAAGAGGTGAGTTTAGATTCGCTGAAACGGAAGATGTGGTGCCAACTAACACAATTTATCATTCATTGATATTGAGAGATAAAAGTGTAAAGTATCAAACAAGAGAAGAACCAAGTTTTGGAGTTAGAGAAATTGTAAAACAAACAAGAGACAATACTGTAGAGTCTTTATTATCAGATTATTTTGTAGCTACAAAAGGTGCACCAAAAGTTACAACTTACTTTACAGATAAAAAAATACCACCAAAACAAAACGATTACATAAAAGGTAGTTACAAGAGATATTTTCTTAGATTAGCAGGGAACAAAAATGCAGATATTGTAGAGGTTGACAAAAAAGGTTACAATGCAGCTGATGGTATATACGATACATACACTTTAGATTGGTCACTAAAGACTGATGCTAATCAGCAATCGAAAGAGAATGCACAATCACTAAATAATTTAGCAAAGAGAATACCCGAAATAAAAGTAAAATTGGTAAATTTAATTGAATACAACAAACCTGAATGATACTTATAGTAAAATAAAGGTTATAAATGTTTATTGAAAACACAAGAGATTTCAATAATTTGTTGGTTCAGTACAAGGAAACCGACAATATCTATATGATAGCAGTTCCTGTTTGTCATAAAAAACACCCTACCCAATCAGAAATTTCTTTTATATTTATAAACTTTGATAAATTTACACATATTATACCTTTCAATCACACCGACGCTCTATGTCGTCCTATAGGTGATTTGAAGCATCTGAATCATAAAAAAATATACACAATAAATAAAAAAGAAACATACCATCTAACAGGTTTTGATAACTTAGTAGATGTAACTTTATTAGAATATTGGAATACAGGTGTGAAAAAAGAGTTTGATATCTACAAAGATACGACAATCCAAAATTATTTCATGAAGTATTCTGAAAAACAAGATTTGATAAAGTCTATTCCTATAATGAGGTTCAATGGAGAATTAAACAAAGTAATCCAAGATATGAAAGAAATTGTCAAAAAATATGATGAAACTGACATTATGTCATACAACAATGATATGTTTGATAACTTTACCTATCTTGAAAAAAATGGTTTGAAAACTATAGATGATATGGTACATACTGAATATAATCCATATACCTCTACAGGTCGTCCATCTAATAGATTTGGTGGTATAAACTTTGCAGCACTGAACAAATCAGATGGAAGTCGTGAAAAGTTCATTAGTAGATTTGGTGGTGAGGGTAAGTTGGTTGAGTTTGACTATGATGCATATCACCTTAGACTTATCGCAGATAAGATTGATTATAAGTTTTCAAAAGAATCTGTACACCAACATTTCGCAGATGTATTCGGTGTAACTTATGCAGATGCCAAAAGTCTTTCATTCCAATATTTGTATGGTTTTATACCTGATGATATAGCAGAAAATATAGAGTATTTTGGTAAGGTAAAAGAGTTTACAGATAAGATGTGGGATATATATAGAAACAAACATTTTATAGAATCAGATATTTATAGAAGAAGAATATTTGGTAAAGACTTCAATGCCAATAAGTTATTTAATTATTATATTCAATTACTTGAAACAGAAACGAATATGTTAGTTATAAAAAATTTGAAAGAAATGATGGAAAAATCTCACTACAAAAGTAAATTTATTCTGTATAGTTATGATTCATTTTTATTTGATTTCAATGTTGATGATGGAATAGGTTTCTTATCGGATGTCAAGAATGTGTTAGAGATGAACGGACATCCTGTAAAAGTAGCTTGGGGTAACAATTACCACGAACTTGAAAACATTACGGAGAAATTTTAGTGGACGAGTGGCAGATAATATTTGATGATTTTGCAAGTAAAACAGATGGGATATCTGTTTTCAATCCTAAAGACAAGAGTCATGTCTATCTTTTTCAGAACTATTTAATCGAAATGAATATGCCTATCGATGAAGTTGATAGTGCCATAAAGATGTTATTAGGTGAACAGCCTGAGACAGACCCAAGAGTGAGAAGTCAAGCTAAAAAGTTAGGATTAGTATCTAAAGGATATGGTAATTGGGGAAAGGATAAAGATGGACCTACCACACATAGAAATGTAGATGGTAAACTTGTAGCTGTGGATGATGATAAAGACGATAAAGATAAGAAAGATGACAAGGAAGAACCAAAAGATATAAATCTCTCTAAAGGTGGTAAAGTAGATGCACAATTAGGTGGTGATAGAGATGCAGGTCCTGAAGATACTATGGATAAAGGTGATGTGGGTAAGATAGAACAAGATTTAGATACTAACATAGCTGAAAAACAAGTAAATTACTACAAAGAATTATCAGAGAGAGAAAGTTTACCATTCGATGAAGAAAATTTATCAAGAGCAGAACAAGGTAGAAGAGCTAGAATATTATATTCAAAATTACAACTGATGTCTATGGGTGCTGATGTTGAATTGAATGACACCGATAAGAAAAATATGGAAATGCTAAGAATTAGTGGTAATGCACGTAGTGGGCAGTTGTACATAGGAGATGCTTTAGATAAAGATAGTGGTTTGATGTCGGCAGGTAAAAAATCACCTGAGTTTGCAGATAGAAACAAACATAAAAATGAGTTATTGAGAAATTGGGATAAAGTTAGTGCACAATTAGAGAAAGCAGGTGTAAAGCCACCTAAATTCAAAGTTGCTGCAGGAATACTAACTGATAAACCACCTGTAGTAGACCACGACCCACTATCCGTCAAACCAAATAGAATTTTAGATGAAGCACCAACAACAAAAGGAACCTCTCTCATAACAGGACAAACTTTGTCTGATATTGAAAAAAATCAAGGTGTAAAGTTAGGTGATGATGAATTTTTTGGTAGACCATTGAATCCTGAGGATCCTCTAACATTCGTTGATAACATCTCAATGGTGATGGATTATACAAAGAGTTACGTTGGTAAAAATGCAGACGACGATACTAAAAAATATTTTAATAAATTTATTGAAGATATGGATTCAATACTAAATTCTGATACCACACCTCAAGAAAAATTAGAAAGAGTTCGTTCTATACTAAAAGAAGATTTTTCAGACTTAGTGTTTAGTGCTATGGAATTGAACGAAGATGAGGGAAAAAATATTCTAAAAGATTATGGTGAGTTAGCAACTTATATGATGTATCTATCAGAGGGTAAAGAAGCTTATCTACCCAAATCAGGTAATTACCCATTGGCTGATGTAGTTGTTGTTAGTAGAGATGAAAAAACAGGTGAAGCCCTTACTATAGATGGTTATAGTATAAAATCACAAAGAGGTAAAGAACAACAACCAGGTTCTTCAGCTTCTGAGTTTCTAAAACATTTTGGTAATTCTTATCCTGAACACAAAGAAACATTTGAAGATTTGAATAGGTTACACAAGTTAGACTTTGATGAAATTGATACTGAAGCTATAAAGAATGAAGATATAAAAAATGATATGGCAAAAATAAAAGATGTAACTCAGATGGAAAGTGTGGATGATTTTGAATCTTTAGCAAAAGAATTGTTAGGAGATAAGGTAGCAGCTAACTTGATGGTAAAAGTGGATAGATTTCATAAACAAAAAGCTGAACAGTATGGTATTGAAAAAACACCACAAGGTATGGGTGAGGCACTAAAAGAATTATTATTTAGAGAATATGCAGGACAAAAAACACTTTCGACAATGAGTGATTTAAATCTTGATTCAAGATTGAAGTTTATAGAAGTTGTTGTTGGTGATGGTGATGTTGATATAAGAGATAAAGGAAAAGAATACACAACAAAGGATTTTGGATTACATGATAAGGGATATCTACCATTGAATAAAAATCAAGTAGATTCAGGACCACCACCAAAAATATCTAATATCAAATATGCATCTGCTAATCTAGCACTAAGGACTAAGAAAAAATGAAAACACAACTATTAGCAACATTTTGTAAGAGGAATAGATTATACGAAACAGTCGATATCATAATCGCTTGTAACGATATAGTCTTCAATAAGATTTATGTATTTCAAAACGAAGACGATTACCATCAATTAATCTGTACCTACAATATAGAGGTGAAAAATGATTTCTTAGAGGGTATACCTGATACTATTTCAGTTCATAGAAAAAAGCAGAGTAATACTTTGTATACAATCAACGCTTTGAATGAAATCGTCAAAGAGTTGAACAATGGTGTGTTGGATTCTAAGTTCCCAATACCGTGGGAGAACTATAGAAACTCATTGTTATTGACTAACGAAGAGGGTCTCAATAAAATAAATACACGTGTATATTCAATAATCCATACAGAAACGTGGAAATCGGAGAATGACGAAGTATAAAATGAGTTTAAAAAAAGAAATAGAAAAGTTTGACAAATTACATCCTGAGTCACAAAATATTGATTATACTGACAACTTATTTGCTTCCGTTGATACATTAGAAAATCGTATTTATGGAAAAGATGCGATTATTAATAACTTAGAGGAAGAAATACTTGAATTAAAAAATCAAATTTCTATATTACAAAAAGAAAAATCTAATATTTTAGGAGAATTGAAGGAATCAGGTTGGTTAGAAAATAAAGTTACTTTATCATCAAAATATAAAGGCAACGTTAAAACAATTCTTGGTGAAGTAAAAGTTATAGATACAAAGATAATACCTCTATTGACAACCGTTGGAAGAAAAAAACAAGGTGGTCGAAAATTGGATTTCAAAAGTTGGTTATTGATACCTGAGAATAGATATTTGTATGAAATGAATGAAAGCATAGCTAAAGACGTTTACAACGCCACTACCGAATATATACGAAGAAATTTTGAAGATAGAAAAATATCACGAGGTGGTGGAGCAGTTACACAAGAAAATTATGCACTTTCATTTTCAGGTGACAGAAGCGGAGCTACAGAAACATTTGTATCAACCAACTTTAATCCTGATACTTATTCACTTTGGAACGGATTTACTATTTCATTTTGGGTTAGGCCAGATGAAGAAATGAATCAAAAATCAGTTATATTAGGTACTAGAGCTAGTAGTCCTGTAGCAAGATTTCACTTCGGATTTTCAGGTGCAGGTGTCAATAATATTGGAGTAGGTGTTGGTGGTAATGATGTTACGGGAATTAGCAATCCAATGGAAATAGGTAGATGGTATAATTGGGTAATATCGTATACAGGTACTCAATTTGATGCAGGAGAAAGAAAACTCAGAATGTGGATAAATACAGATGCAAGAATGACTAATAATAACAGCACTTCTTGGAATAATCAAGATGAAGCTACTGAAAGTTACACTCATGGAATATATTTTGGGGGACGTAACACCGAGGGTTCAGGATATACTAGCGGATTCGCTTGTGCACTTGATGAAGTGGCTATCTACAATAAATGTATTGATTCGGAGGGCACTTTTGCTAGTGAAGTATATAACGCTGGAACTAATTACAATCATTTGACTAATAGTCACACTGCTAATCTTGTAGGATATTGGAAATTCAATGAGGGTAGTGGAACTACTGTTATTGACCATTCGACTAATAGTAACAATGGAACATTAACTACAAATGATACGGGGCTACCAACTTGGGTAGAAGTTACAGACTATAGCTAAGTATAGAGGATAGAAAAAGAATTAAAAAAAACACGTTTTGAAAAATATATATGATATATATTACTGAATGAAGGTTTCACCCAATAACAAATAACAAATGAATAATAATAAATAAGGAGTATCAAATGGATATTAACGCACTGAAGAAGCGTCTCAATCAACTTCAAACCACCAATAACAGAACCTCAAATCTTTGGAAACCATCGCCTGGCACAACTGTCATCCGAGTGGTTCCTTACGCATTCAATAAGGATAATCCTTTCATTGAATTGTTCTTTCATTACGATTTGGGTAGTAAGTCATATCTTTCACCTGTTTCATTCGGTCGTCCTGACCCAATCGAAGAGTTTTCTCAAAAGCTAAAAGCTTCGGGTAACAAAGAAGACTATCGTCTCGCCCGTAAGATTGAAGCTAAAATGAGAACTTTCGCTCCAATCATTGTCAGAGGTGAAGAAAATCAAGGTGTGAAGTTTTGGGGCTTTGGTAAAACTGTTTACCAAGAACTTCTTTCTATCATTGCCGATCCCGATTATGGTGACATTACCGATCCAATGAATGGTCGTGACATCGCAGTCGAATTCAAGACGGCAGAAGAAGTTGGAGCTTCTTTTCCTAAAACAAGTATCCGAGTAAAACCGAATCAAACTCCGATAACCGAAGATGCAAGTCTCTTACAAACCATCACAGACAATCAGACAAACATTACAGATATCTATAATGAGTTATCTTATGAAGATTTGACAGAAGTGTTGAACGCTTGGCTAAATCCAAGTGAAGATGAAGAGACAGAAGAATCAGCAGAGGAAACCTCTAATAAAACTGAGGCTCCAAAAGCTACTGAGGATGTATCTTCAGCTTTTGACGATTTGTTCAATAAGTAAAAAAAGATGGGGGATACGATTCGCTCTATCCCCCCGTTTCTAATATAAGGAGAAGTGAATGTCTACAAGAGACACATTAGCCTCAGAACTTGCTTCAAGTCTAAATAAGCAGTTCAAGGATACGAAAGTTGCTTACTTCCTTGATGGTAGTGATACAACACCAACTGATATAAAAGATTTTATTTCTACAGGTTCCACGTTGTTAGATTTAGCAGTTGCTAATCGACCAAATGGTGGTATTGCTGTGGGTAGAATTACAGAAATCAATGGTTTAGAGTCAAGTGGTAAGTCGTTAGTAGGTGCACACCTACTCGCAGAAACTCAAAAGAAAGGTGGAGTTGCAGTATATATCGATACTGAAACCGCCGTAAGTCAAGATTTTCTAAAAGTAATTGGTGTGGATATAAATAGTATGTTATATCTACACTTAGAAACTGTAGAGGATATATTTCAGGCTATAGAAGAGATAGTTGTAAAAGTTCGTGAAAGTGATAAGAACAGATTGGTTACAATCCTTGTTGATTCATTAGCAGCAGCTTCAACAAAAATTGAGATGGATGCAGATTTTGATAAAGATGGTTTTGCAACATCTAAAGCAATCATCATTTCTAAAGCTATGAGAAAAGTCACTCAAATGATTGGTAGACAAAAGATAGCTCTTGTGTTTACAAATCAGTTACGTCAAAAACTTGGAGTGATGTTTGGAGACCCGTGGACTACAAGTGGTGGAAAAGCATTACCATTCCATTCCTCTACAAGAATTAGACTAAAGAACAAAGGACAAATAAAGGACAAAAAGAATAATACAATCGGAATGACAATACTTGCACAAGTAATAAAAAATCGATTGGGTCCTCCTTTGAGAAGTTGTGAATTTCCACTTTATTTTGAAAGTGGTATTGATGATGTTGGTAGTTGGTTGAAAGTGATGAAAGACCATAAGATAGTAAAAGGTTCAGGTGCATGGTACACACTTGTAGACCACTTAGGTGAAGAACACAAGTTTCAATCCAAAGAGTTCGCTGAACTATTACAAGATGCAGAACTCAAGGAATATGTTTATCAACAAATTTGCGAAAAGCTTGTTCTTCAATACGACATGAAAGATTTAGGAATTGATGATGTTGTGGAGACAGAAGAAGTATTAGATGACTAATGCAAGATATCTTTCAATCCTAAATGAGATAAAGAAAAAAGGTGGTTCGGTTGATTACGATGAACCGAACAAGCGAGTTCTAATAGTCGACGGCTTGAATACTTTTATTAGAGTATTCAGCGTAATGCCGACTGTGAACGAAAACGGAGTTCATGTTGGTGGCATAGTCGGATTCTTACAGAGTCTTGGATATGCCATCAATATGTTCAATCCATCAAGAGTAATCATAGTATTCGATGGTAAAGGTGGTAGTAGTAGACGAAGAAAGATATTTTCTGATTACAAGCAACGAAGACGTACATCGTATCGTGTCAATAGATTAGAGGGTTTAGAAAACCTTGAGGATGAGAAACGTAGTATGAGAGTACAACTACGTCGTATCGTTGATTACCTTGAACTATTACCTGTTACTTCAATATCAGTAGATGGAATAGAAGCAGATGATGCTATAGCGTATCTTACAAGAAACGCTTTAGGAGATGGTGATAAAATTATTATGTCAACTGATAAGGATTTCTTACAACTCGTCAATGACAATGTTAAAGTTTGGTCACCAACAAGAAAAAAATTGTATGATAAACAGAGTGTGTTAGAGGAATATTGCGTGACAGCAAACAACTTTATAATGGCTAAAGTATTTGAAGGAGACAAGTCTGATAATATAAACGGAGTAAAGGGAGTTGCCACTAAAACTTTAGTAAAAAACATGCCTACTTTGGCTAACGAAGATAATACTTATACATTGGATGAAGTTTATAAATATGCTTTACAACACAAAGATGAGGGTGGTGCTTTTTTTGTGAAAGTATTACAGAATAAAGAGTTGTTAGAGAGGAACTATAAACTTATGCAACTTTCGGATGTTGATATAAGTGGTTCAACTAAAACAAAGTTACTCGACATTGTTCGACAACCAATCAACCGACTTATCAAGTTCAAGTTCGAAAGTCAATTTATGGAAGATAGATTGTTTCAAAATCTTCCAAACATCAGTAGTTGGTTATCACAAACATTTACTACTTTAGATAAATACGCACAGGTTACAAATGGGTAGAAAGAAAATATATCACACCCAAAAAGAAAAGAAAGACGCACAACGAAAGTGGCAAATGGAATATTACCAACGTAACAGAGATGAGATATTAGAAAAAGCAAGAAAAAAATATAGAGATAAAAAAATTAGTATTTATAAAAGCCAAAAGTCAAAGAGTGTATATGGAGAGTAATAGTTTACAATCATTCGGAACAAGTTTCCAATCAAAAGTAATATCTTGTTTTCTGAATGATTCAGTTTATCTACAAACTATTATGGAGATAATCAAGCCTGAGTATTTCGAAAGTGATTCAAATAAGTGGTTAGTCGAAGAAATACAAAATTACTTTATAAAATATAAAACAACACCTACATTAGAAGCACTAAAAATATCCGTTGATTCAGTAGACAATGAAGTTCTAAAACTTAGTATTATTGAGGGTTTGAAAGATGCTTGGAGAAATAGAGAAGCTGCAGATTTAGAATTTGTAAAAGAAAAATCTCTTGACTTCTGTAAGAATCAAGTTCTAAAGTCAGCTATTATGGAAAGTGTAAATTTATTAGAAAATCAAAATTATGATGATATAAAGACTGTTATCGATAATGCTATGAAAGCAGGTACACCTGTCGATATAGGTCACGATTATAATGTTGGTATAGAGGAGAGGCTCACCAAAGCTACAAGGGTTACAATCAAAACGCCGTGGGATGTCATAAATGATATCATGGACGGTGGTTTAGGTGAGGGTGAGTTAGGAGTCGTAGTAGCGCCCGCAGGTATAGGAAAGACTTGGTTATTACAATGTATCGCTGCGGGCGCTGTAAAGAAAGGTTTTACAGCAGTTCATTATACTTTAGAGTTGAATGAAACTTATGTTGGTTTGAGATATGATGCGATATTTAGTGGTGTCACAACACAAAATATCAAGTATCAGAAAGATGAAGTAAAAAAGATTATAGATACACTTGAGGGTCAACTTCTGATAAAATACTATCCAACACGTTCAGCTACAGTAAATACGCTTGATGCACATATGAAACAATTAGAAATCAAAGGTATCAATCCTGATTTGATAGTTGTAGATTATGCAGATATCTTGAGAGATAATAGTGGTGCGAGGGAGATGAGACATCAGTTAGGTAGTATCTATGAAAATTTGAGGGGGTTAGCAGGTGAATGGAAAGTTCCAATATGGACTGCATCACAAGCTAATCGTTCAGCTTTAGAAGAAGAATATATTGACGCATCAAAAGTCGCAGAAGCTTATTCTAAAGTAATGACAGCTGATTTTGTCATGTCAATCAGTAGAAAGCCTGAAGACAAAATTAGTCACACCGCAAGAGCACACGTTATCAAAAATAGATTTGGGCAGGATGGTATAAACTATCCCATGACAATGAATACAAATATTGGTAAAATAGAAGTGCATGAAAGCTTGAGTTATTCAGGTAAAGAACAGCAAAAGAAGATGGATAATAGTAGTGAATTTCAACGGAGATTGTTGGCAAGTAAGTACAATGATATGAATGATACAAGCACAGATGGGTTTGAATAAAACTCATCAGAAAAATTTCATATAAATAGTAAAAAAAAATATATATTCAACTCATAAGAGAAGTATATATAATACTTATCTAATGTATACGGAAAACAAATAAATACAGGAGTTATTAGTGGATAAATTTCAGTTATCGGAAAAGTTTATAGACAAGTACAAGCGAAAGAAAGCACCCTTTGGTTTCAATGGATTAGGTGAGTTAGTTTATATGCGAACATATTCTCGTATTAAAGAGAATGGTAAAAATGAGAGATGGTGGGAGACTGTTCAACGTGTTGTTGAGGGAACCTACACGATGCAAAAGAATTGGATTGAATCTCATCAGTTAGGTTGGAACGCTTGGCAAGCTCAGAAGTCAGCACAAGAAATGTATGATAGAATTTTCAACATGAAGTTCTTACCTCCTGGCCGTGGTTTGTGGGCTATGGGAACACCTGTGACAGAAGAAAAAGGATTATACGCAGCTCTAAATAATTGTGCATTCGTATCAACATCAACAATCAAAGAAGACTACTCAAAACCATTCTGTTTCCTCATGGATGCATCTATGTTAGGTGTTGGTGTCGGTTTTGATACTAAGGGTGCTGGTGAGATAGTTGTCAAGGGTGTTGATAAAACAAGGGAAACAATGTTTATTATACCTGATACTCGTGAGGGTTGGGTAGAATCTCTTAGATTATTATTAGAAAGTTATTTTCATGGACAAGCCGAAGTGAAATTTGATTACTCAGAGGTAAGGCCAGCTGGTGAACCAATCAAGGGTTTTGGTGGTGTTAGTTCAGGTCCCGAACCATTGGAAGAAGTTCATGGAGATATCAGAAAAGTTTTAGAAAAAAATAGTGGGGAACCAATCACAGTAACTACGATCGTAGATATAATGAATCTAATCGGTAAATGTGTTGTAGCAGGTAATGTAAGAAGAACTGCTGAGATTGTATTTGGAGATCCTGATTCAGAAGAATACTTAGACTTGAAAAATTATGAAGTGAATCCACATCGTGACCAATATGGTTGGACATCTAACAATAGTATATTTGCTGAACTTGGTATGGATTATACAGAAGCTGCAAAACGTATTGTAGACAATGGTGAGCCAGGTTTTGCTTGGTTAGATAACATGAGACATTACTCAAGGATGAAGAATGGTGGTGATGATAAAGATTACAGAGCTATGGGTGGTAATCCTTGTCTTGAACAAACACTTGAATCATATGAGTTGTGTTGTCTTGTAGAAACATTTCCAAGCAACCACGATGATTTTGAAGACTATGCTCGTACACTAAAGTATGCTTATTTGTATGCTAAAACAGTTACACTTGGTAGAACACATTGGGCTGATACAAACAGAGTCATGTTGAGAAACAGAAGAATCGGTTGTTCAGTTAGTGGTGTTGCTCAATTTATCACAAACAGAGGTCTCAATGAATTGAGAGATTGGTTGGAGAACGGATATGACGTTATTCAAGAGTGGGATAAACAATATTCTGATTGGTTTGCTGTTCCAAAGTCAATTAAGACTACTTCAGTTAAACCAAGTGGTACAGTCTCATTATTGGCTGGTGCTACTCCAGGCTTACATTATCCCGAAAGTAGATTCTATATTAGGAGAATTAGACTATCTAAACATTCAGATTTGATAGAACCAATGAAGAAAGCAGGTTACAAGATAGAACCTGCATTTGGTTCAGAAGATACAACTTGTGTTGTAGAAGTTCCTGTAGATGTTGGAGAGGGAATTAGGACAGCGGGGGAACTCTCCATATGGGAACAATTTAGCATAGCAGCGTTTATGCAAAGACATTGGGCAGACAATCAGGTTAGTTGTACTGTAACATTCGATCCTGAGACAGAGGGTAATCAGATAGAACCATGTTTGAATTACTATCAGTATCATCTAAAAGGTATATCATTGTTACCACGACATGATTATGGAGCGTATCCACAAATGCCTTATGAATCGATTGAAGAAAAAGAGTATAAGAAACAAGTAAAAAAACTTGGTAAATTATCCTTTGGAGTTATAAAAGCAGAAGAAGCTAACATAGAGAAATTCTGTGATGGTGATTTCTGTGATGTGGAAGTCATTCCTACTCATGGTGATAATGATGACCAAGATTATGCAAATTAGGAGTACATAAATGCAAAAGTTAGAATACTTATGGTTGGACGGTTGTACACCAACAACAATCAGAAGTAAAACAAAGGTTGTAAAAGAGTTTTATCATAGAAATCACGAAGCACCTGAATGGGGATTCGACCCATTGTGGGGATTCGATGGAAGTTCAACACAACAAGCAAACGGAGATAATTCAGATTGTGTGTTGAAACCAATCAAGACTTACATAAACCCATTAGAAGAAAATAGCACAATTATCTTATGTGAAGTTTATAACGTAGATACATCACCACACGTTTCAAATACAAGAAAAAAATTAATTGATACTCTTGAAGATGGAGATGAAGAGTGGGTAGGTTTTGAACAAGAATATACTCTATTCAACAACAAAACAAGAAAACCTTTAGGTTGGCCTGAAATTGGTACACCACCACCACAAGGAGATTATTATTGTGGTAGAAATGCAGGAGAAAGTATCAGTAAAGAACATTTAGATGCTTGTATTGATGCAGGTATTAGTATTTGTGGTACAAATGCAGAAGTGATGTTAGGTCAATGGGAGTATCAGATTGGAGCAGGTAGAGCAGTAGACATGAGTGATGACTTATGGGTGGCTCGTTGGTTGTTAGAAAGAATTTGTGAGCAATATGACGTAACAGTATCTCTAAATCCAAAACCAATAGAGGGTGATTGGAATGGAGCAGGTTGTCATACAAACTTCTCTACGAAAGAGATGAGAGAAGATGATGGTTATGATAAAATAATCGAAGCTTGTGAGAAGTTATCTAAAAATCCACAAGAACATATTGATGTATATGGTGTAGATAACAATAAGAGACTTACAGGTTTGCATGAAACTTGTAGTATAACTGAGTTTCGTTATGGAATATCTGATAGAGGAGCTTCTATTCGTATTCCGTGGCAAGTTGGTGTAGAAAAACGTGGATACTTAGAAGACAGAAGACCATCTGCTAATTGTGACCCTTATTTAGTAAGTCAAAAACTAATTGAGACTGTATGTCGCTAAAAATTTCACATACCATACAGGCAGTAGACACACCTGTTGAAAAATGTGTCGTGTTAAATAATAACAAGGAGATTCGATATGAGAAATCGTAATCTAATTGCTATGATGATGACTCTACTAACACCGATGATGTTGTTTGCACAATCGGTAACAGGAAAAGTTACATCAGAAGCAGGAGACCCATTAGCTAACGCTAATATTGTTGTGGTAGGTACTGATATGGGTACTACTTCAAATGATTCAGGTGAATTTTCACTTGATTTGGAAGCAGGAAACTACACAATTACGGCGACAGTTATTGGATTCAAACCTTTATCACAAGAAGTGACAGTAGCAGATGCTGTAATTGATATGGCATTTGCACTTGAAATGAGTGTGATAGAGTTGTCAGACGTTGAAGTTCTAGCTTCAAGAGCTGACGAAAAAACACCTGTTGCTTACTCGATGGTAACAAAAGAGGATATGGAAGTACGTCTTGGTTCTCAAGATATTCCAATGGTTCTCAATACAACTCCATCGGTATATGCAACACAACAAGGTGGTGGTGCGGGTGATGCCCGTATCAATGTTCGTGGATTCAACCAAAGAAACGTAGCAGTTATGATTAATGGTGTACCTCAAAACGACATGGAAAATGGTTGGGTATATTGGTCTAATTGGGACGGTGTTGGTGACGCAGCTGCATCAATTCAGATGCAACGTGGTTTATCAGCAGTCAACCTAGCTACACCATCTATTGGTGGAACTATGAACATCATAACCGACCCTGCCGCTTTCGATAAAGGTGGTAAGTATAAACAAGAGTTTGGTGCAGGTGGTTTCTTGAAAACTACTTTGAACTATAATACAGGTCTTATGATGAATGATAAGTTAGCACTTAGTGGTACACTTGTTCGTAAGACAGGTGATGGTATCATTGACGCTACTTGGACAGACGCTTGGGCATACTACATGGGAGCTACATATGCAATAAACGATGGACACAGAGTTGAAGCATATATAGTCGGTGCACCACAAAGACATGGACAGAATCTATATAAACAGAATATCGCTACCTACTCACAAGAGTTAGCAGGTGATATCGATGGATATGATGTCAGTGCTTTCGCAGAGGGTGCAAAGTTCGAAACCGAAGCAGGTCGTACATTCAACCAAAATTGGGGCTCAGTTAGTTCAGACTACAAGGGTAAACAATATTGGTATATGTATGGTGTCGGTGGTTTGTTTGATAAAGGGCTACGTGATAGATACAGTTCTGATTTCTTGAATGAAAGAGAGAACTTCTTCCACAAGCCACTTATGAACATCAACCATTTCCTAACTCTTACAGATAAAACTCGTTTGAGTTCTGTATTTTATTGGAGTGGTGGTTCAGGTGGTGGTACAGGAACTTATGGTAGTTCGTTCAGAAAACCAGCTGTTGAAGGACAGAAGTGGTACAGAAGCTCACCGTGGGGTTGGGATTGGGATGCAGCTATCGCAACCAACTCAGACAGAGTAGATACAAACTTCCATCCAACAGAGAATCGTTCAAAGGGTATTCTTCGTAACTCAATCAATCGTCAAAACACTTATGGTGTTATTTCTAAGTTGAATCACGTTGTTAGTGATGAACTTGAATTACAATTTGGTATTGATTGGAGAACAGCAGGTATTGAACACGCTCGTGAAGTTCGTGATTTACTTGGTGGTGATTACTACGTAGACTACGCTGATGATAACGCTCCTGATGGTAAAGTTGTTCGTTTAGGTGATGAGATAGCTTATCACAACTCAACAACGGTTGATTGGATTGGTGGATTTTTACAAGGTAACTACACAGCCGATAAACTAAACGTTTATGGTATGGGTGGATTATCAAGTATCAAATATTCTTACCAAGACCATTTTACAGTAGCTAACGAAGTAATCAAAGCAGACGCTATCTCGACTTTCCAAGTCAAGGGTGGTGCTACTTATGATGTAGATGACAATGTATCTATCTTTGGTAACGCTGGATATGTTCAGAAACCACCAATTATGGATAACGTAATCTACTATGATGGTACAGTCGCTTCCGATCCTGATAATGAGAAATTCTTATCAACTGAAGCTGGTGTAAACTTCAAAACAGAAAACGTTGCTGTAAAAGTAAACGTATACAATACTGATTGGATGGATAGAAACTTGACTAAAGCAGTACAATCAGGTCAAGGTTCATCAGGTGATACTGATGTTATCTTCCTATCAGGTATCAATCAGAAACATCAAGGTATGGAGATTGAAGCTTCTATGAAACTCAATGAGATGATTCGTTTAGACGGAGCAGTATCATTTGGTAATTGGAAGTTTGATGGTGATGCAAAAGGTAACTACCAAGAAGACCAATACAATAGTGAAGGTCAGGTAATTGGAGTTACTCAGACACCATATAACTACGCACTTGATGGATTGTTCGTAGGTGACCAACCTCAGACTTCTTATGTCTTGGGTGCAACACTTACACCAATCAAAGGTCTTAGATTACAAGGTATTTTCAAGATGTATGAAAAGAACTACGCTGATTGGAGTCCTGCAGCACGTGAGTATGATGGTAGTGATGCAGACGCAGATAGAGCACAAGTTTGGGAAGCACCAGGCTATAATCGTTTAGACTTACATGGTTCATACAAACTACCTAAGATTGGTGGTTTAGATATGTCTATTACAGGTCACGTATTCAACGCTCTTGATGCATTATATGTACAAGACGCAGTTGACAACTCACCTTATAATGGTTTCGGTGATAAACTTCACCTACCACATAACGCTGAGGTATTCTTAGGAACACCACGTTATGCAAACATAGGATTGACTGTCAATTTCTAAATTGATTTGGGGGGATTTATTTCCCCCCTTTTCTCTTAAATGTTATGGATAAAAAACAAATTCTAACAGAAGTAAAATCTTGGATTACAGAGTATCTTGAAATCCCAAATGAAAACTTTGGTGGTATGCCTGTATGTCCGTTTGTAAAAGCAGAACGTGAAAAGGATGGGTTGATGTTTGAGATTTGGTATCCAAACGAATCATCTTTTACAGATATATTAGAAAAGTTTGAAAATAGTGATTTTACATCTGCTTTAGTGATATGTATGAATACGGATGGTTTGTTGTGGGAAGAGGTGGATAGAAGAAAGTATCAGAAAGCTATTCAGCTACTTATGGAAGATAGGGGTTATTCAGATATAAAAGCCCTATGCTTTTCACCTTATGAACACCACACCGCAGCAGGTGAAGAAACAAGAAAAGGTTCACCTTATTTTCTAATCAATATCGCAGGAACAGAAGAACTAAATAAAGCTCATAGAAAGTTATTAGAGACAAAATATTTCGATAAATTTAGTGAGGAAGAGATAAAAACATTAAAAGTTTATCCAAAAAATTATCAAAAAAAGGCTTGACACGTATCATATTTTATTCTTATATTTGGTTAGTAAATGAAGGGAATAAATATGACTTATGTATTCGAAAAAGAAATGCTATTGGCTCCATTGAAAGTGGAGTATGTTGTTAGCTCTATCAATAATGAGATAAAGATTGTAGATATGTGGTACGCAGGTAAACCTACTAAGTTATCTTATATGTCTGAAGAAAAGCAAGTAGCTCTTTTAGAAGAATTACAAAATCACTATTCAGCTATAGAAAATGAAACTGAATGGTTAGAGGGTAAATTAGATTTGGAGTATGGAATATGATTGAATTACAATCAGTTGGCACTTTTATAGATGAAAAAACAGGATATACTTATCCGATGTTGTTAGATGGTGGTTACTCAAAGAGTGAAGCAGTTAGTTTACTTGAAATTGAAAATTTAGAATGGTTTACTAATCTAAGTTGGGATGACATTCAAGTAGTTATGAATGTATCTATAAAGTTAGGATTCTACGATGAGTTGGTAGAATCTTTAGGTAAACCTATACACGTGTTGAAACACGATAAAGCTGTAGAAGCTATGAATAAGAAAGGTTAGTTATTTACCAAAATATTTTCTTCGAAAACAGTCGTCGCCGTATACACTTATGGGATGACAAAAAAGGGTATCAAGTATTTCCTTATAAACCTTATGCTTATGTGAAAGATAGGGGTGGGCAGTTTGTTTCTTTATATGGAGACAAGTTGAAAAAGGTTACACCAAGACAAGCAAAGGAATATGATGAGGCATTTGAAAGTGATGTAATGCCTGAGATGAGATTTCTTGTTGATACCTATACAGATAGTGATGAGATGTCTGAGGGACATCGTGTGATGTTCTTTGATATTGAGGTAGAAGTCACCGATGGTTTTCCTGATGTTAGTAGAGCTGCAAACGCAATAACTTCTATTGCATTTTATGATGCGTTGACTAAAAAATATTATTGTTATGTTCTTGATAAAGAAAAGAAAGTAAATACAAATCTCTTTGGTGAAACCGAAGTTATGAGATTTGATTATGAAGAGGATTTACTCAAAAAGTTTTTCGAAAAGTATTTAGAAATCTGTCCTACAATCATTAGTGGTTGGAATAGTGATAGGTTTGACGTTCCATATCTACACAATAGAACTATGGTTGTTTTGGGTGCTGAGACTGCCAAATGTTTATCACCAATCGGAATCGTTGATTATCAAGAGAGAACAGGTACTTACAAGATTGCAGGTGTGTCTTCTCTTGACTATCTTGAGTTGTATAAAAAACTATCTTTTGGTGAAAGGTCTTCGTATCGATTAGATGATATCGGTGAGTTAGAAGTTGGGTTGAAAAAAGTTTCTTATGATGGAACTCTTGATGACTTATACGAATCAGATAGAAATAGGTTTGTAAAATATAACATCAATGACGTTATCATACTTGAGAAGTTGGATGCAAAGTTAGACTTCATAAATATCGCTAGAGCTATTTGTCACTTAGGACACGTACCATATGAAAATGTTTATTTCTCATCAAGATTTCTTGAGGGTGCAATACTTGTTTATCTGAAGAAAGTTGGTATTGTAGCACCTGATAAGAATAAGGAAAACAGAGAGTTGATGGGTAGAGACGATAAGTTTTCAGGCGCATTCGTTCAGGATCCTATAAAAGGTAAGCATGAATGGGTTTATGACTTAGATATTACGTCTATGTATCCATCTATTATTATGACTCTCAACATATCGCCTGAAACTAAACTTGGTAAATTGGTTGGTTGGAATGCAGAGGAGTTTGTCAAAGGGGTAGATAAAACATATTCGGTTGTGGATGATGATGGTAAAGAAAAAGCTAAGATGTCATCAGCTGATATGAAATCATTTTTTACAGATAATGACGTATCAGTATCATCAAATGGTGTCATGTATAATCAAGAAAAACGTGGTTTGATTCCCACATTGTTAGAGAAGTGGTTTGATGATAGAGTTGAGTTTAGAAAGTTAGCAAAGAAATTCGCTGATGAGGGTGATAAAGAGAAATACGCATACTTCGATAGACGACAATATATTCAAAAGGTTGTTCTAAACTCATTGTATGGTGTGTTGGGTTTGCCTGTATTTCGTTTCTATGACTTAGATAATGCAGAAGCAACCACTACTACGGGCGTTGAACTTATCAAGTATACAAAATTGATGGCTAATCATTATTATAATTCAACTTTGGGTGATAAAGACAATTATTGTATCTATATTGATACAGATTCAGTTTTCTATTCTGCTATTCCTATCATCAAAAAGAAGTATCCACACGTAGATATCAAAGATGAAAATGTGGTGACAGAAAAAATCTTAGAGATTGCTTCTGACGTACAAAAGTATTTAAATGATTCTTATGATTTGTTCGCTAAAAAGTTTTGTAATACAGAAAAACATAGATTTGAAATCAAACAAGAGTTGATTGCTAAAAGTGGTTTGTTTGTCACTAAGAAAAGATATGGTCTAAAGATTATCAATGACAATGGTGTAAAGGTAGACAAACTTCACGTAAAGGGTTTAGATATTGTTCGTAGTAGTTTCCCAATCGCTATGAAAGAAGCACTAACAAAAGTATTAGAAGATATCTTAGCAAGTGTACCTAAACATAAAATTGATGAATATATTTTGAACTTCAAGAACTCAATGAAATTGAAGAACTATGACACGATAGCTATGCCGACTTCTGCAAAGAATGTGAAGAAGTATGTTGAAAAGGGTGGTGATATCATGCAGCCAAAAAAAGGAACACCTGTACACATCAAGGCGGCTATAAACTATAATAACTTCTTACTTATAAACAAGCTAACTAATAAGTATCAGACGATTGGTAATGGTGAAAAAATCAAGTGGGTATATCTAAAAGATAATCCATTCAAGTTTGAGACTATCTGTTATAAGGGACATGAAGACCCTAAAGAAACATTAGATTTTATAAAACAATACATCAATACTGATAAGATTTACACTCAAGGTTTGAGTAAAAAAATTACAATGTTATATGAAGCATTGTCTTGGGAAGAACCAAATGATAATTTTGGATTCAACAAATTCTTTTGATTTTGAAGATTTAGAATGATATATATGTATATAAAGGAGTAATAATGGAAAAGTCAACACTAATGGGTTTTATCAATCGTTTCTACTTAGGTGGTCAGACACAATCTGCGCCTGTAACGTCAACGAAAGATAAACTAAGTTGTTCATTCATCAACTCAGCAAAGAGTTGTGTGGGTGATATAGTATTAGATAAGGGTGGTTTTGGTGACTACGAAATGGGTCTCTATGAGATTCAGGATCTTATCAAGTTGTTGAATGTTCTTGATGGTGAGATATCAATCACAGCTGATAAGGTTGGTGATATGGTTTCACAATTAGAAGTGAAGTCAACAAGAACAAACGCCAAAGTAAATTATGGTTTGGCAAGACTTGATGTCGTATCTAAAAAACCTGACCTTACAAATGTTCCTGACTTTGGATTAGAAATCGAAATGGATAAACAATTTATCAATTCGTTTATTTCAGGTAAGGGAGCATTGTCTGATATAGGTACTTTCGCAGTCATTTCTGATGGGGTGGATGCTAAAGTTGTTATCGGACACAGTACGACGACTCAATCAAATAAAGTAACTATTCCCGTAGATACTAAAAAGATAGAGTCTTTCGATGAACCTGTATTCTTCGACGCAGATACTTTCAAAGAAGTATTGAGTGCAAACAAAGATTGTGAGTCTGCTACTCTTTATGTTTCTGCTGCAGGTTTAGCAAAAGTAAATTTCAAAGTTGATAACTTTGATGCTTCTTACGTATTAGTAGCAAAAACAACAGTAGACTAATGTCTGAATATGTAGATAAATCAAAAGTTTATCTACAAGAAATAGACAAAAAAAGAGCGAAGAGAATGATTGTAGAAAATCATTATTCGCACAGGTTTTCTTCTTGTAGGTATGCCATAGGTATATTCCATAAATCCGATAGTCCTCATCCGTGGTTTGCAGATTGGAATGAGGAAAAGTTGATTGGGTGTATGACTTATGGCTACCCTGTGGGTAGAACTGTAATGGGTTCTATATTCAAGGATGAGAATATTCTTCAAACACATAACATCTTAGAGCTGACAAGATTGTTCATTCATGATGGTTATGGAAAGAATGTAGAATCACTTTCAATAGGGTTATCTTTCAAATGGTTGAAAAAACATGATGAAAATATCAAAGTTCTTATCAGTTATGCCGATCCTGATAGATTACATTTGGGTGGTATTTACAAAGCTACAAATTGGATTTATCAAGGTGCAGGATTGAATCTGATGCCTAACTATTCGGTATCGCTGACTAAAGAACCATATGATTGGATACATAGTAGGACTGTATCAGCTAGGTTTGGAAGTCACAATGTTGATAAGTTGCGAGAAGCTATAGGTGAAACTTTTTGGAGAAGAAAAGAACCTGAAAAACATCGTTACCTATATTTCTTAGGTAATAAGAAAGAAAACAAAATGTATAAGTCAAATATGAAACACGAACCAAAACCATATCCTACAGACGCTGAAGAGTATCTTACACCTATTGAGGAAATAAATGTCTAAATTAATATACGCTATCATGTTATCAGCGTTAGGTCACATAGTGGCTTTCTTTCATATGAATGCACAATTCAAATGGGAGTGGGCTAAATCACAATGGTTCATATTACTGATAGGAATTCCTATAAGTTATTTCTTTTATTACTCTACAAGATTCTCTTATGAGCATTTTGGTTACGTGTGGAATATAAGAATGATAGGTTTTGGTTTGGGTAATTTGATATTTGGTTTGTTGACGTGGATGATACTAAGTGAAGTTCCGTCACCAAGAATTATTGTTTCTTTACTTTTAGCACTAACAATTATCTTGATAAATGTCAAATAAAAGCTTGACAAATATATGAAATTGTTTGTAAATTTGAGTCTAATAAATGAGGTATAAATAAGTGATTACAGTTGGTATTGATGTTGATGGGGTTCTAAGGGATTTCTGTCAAGGGTTAGAAAAAGTAGTAAAAGAAAATTATCCACAATATTTGCCTGAAGATTATACAGGTATAAATAATTGGAAGTTATCAGAGAACTTTAGAGCAAGTAAACCTGATTTACAAAAGATATATTGGGAAGATTACGCTAAAGAAATTATGGGTGAATCTCCAGCGTTCGAAGAGAATGTAAAACAAATGAAAGAAATGATTTT